CATCCCAGGTCGCATCCCCGGTCGCATCCCCGGTCGCAGCCCAGGTCGCATCCCCGGTCGCAGCCTCGGCCGCAGCCTCCACGTCCTGTTTTTTGTTTTTCCTTAACCACCAAATAGCCGCCGCAAATCCTCCGGCAAACCGCATGATGAATGGAGATGCGACAAACACAATGCGATCTGGCGGCGGTGGTTTTAGATTTGCCGCTTCGTAAAGGCCCTTAATCGCCTCGCGCATGATCGCTTTGTCGGTGTCATCCATGGGCTTTGTGCTCATGGCGTTAGCGATCCATTTGTCACGCCACGGCTCAAGCTGGGCGCGGTGTTCTTCGGTTAGTTCGTACTTTTTCATTTTGTCTCCCTGTCTTTCATTCTGCCCGCCCCGATTCATTTTGCTCGCCAAACGCATCACAATTGATCATTTTCTTTTCTGCACTTTCGCCAATTTGTCCTTGCTGAACGTGTACAAGATGTCGAGCGGGCCGCCCTCTTTTTCCAAGCGCGCTTGCACTTGCAGATCAATCAAAACTTTGAGCACCTCGTTCATGTCGCCGGCCTTCACATGACTGGTCTTGCCCTCGATGTTCAAAAGCGCTTTAAGCACGTTCTTTCGGCTGGTGCCTGCGGTGACCGCCCATTTTTTGATTTGCTCTTTGTAGGTGAGTTTTTCTTTAGCCACTTGCCCGCTCCTTTAGTTGGTTTAAGTCTCTCACTTCAATCGTTATAAACCCTTTATGTTGTTTTCCCTTGGCCCACTTGTACTCAGCCGTAAGGCATGACGGCTTGTCGTTTGCGAGCACACCGCAAATCACAAGGGCATCCGCGCACGGCTTGAAGCTGATTGCGAGATTATCAAAATCAGGCTCCATTGTGGAATACCGTGTGAACACCACATGCGCTTTTTGAATTGGCCTTCGCGGAATCTGGCCCGATAGCGCATAACCCACAAGCCGCTTCCACTTGGTCGCGTTTTGCCACGCCACGCGCCAATGGCCGTGCGAGCCGTTGGATAAAATCTTTGGCAGGCCGGGGATGGTGAGGGAAATCATGCGCCCTCCAAATTAAACGAATGCTGCTCTTGTTTTTCGTAGGCGGCACTATTAAGCCAAATAATCTCTTTGCGTCTTTTGGCCCCATCGGCAAAGGTTTCCCTGGCCTCCCTGGCCCAGCCCAGACTTTCATAAAACTGGTTTTCATAGCCGCATAGAATGACCATGCCTTTAAGTGATTTAAGAAACCCGCAAAGTTTAACGTGGTCTGCGTCGGACATTTCAAATCGGTACCTGTGTTTGTGCCGGCCTCTAGTTGATTGAACGTATGGCGGATCCACAAAATGCAGTGTCTCGAGGCTATCTTGTTGAGCCATCACTTCACATGCGTCTCGATTTTCAATAACTACGCCGGCCAATCGTTCAGTGAATGCTTTGATTTGATCGGGGAAATTCGCCCAGTCATGAGCCGGCGTGGTGCCGGACTTATTTGAGTTTGCTCTAAATCCAGTCACGCCGAGTTCCAGATTGTGCCCATCCGATCCAAAGCCCATGTAAGAGCGAATTATCAACCGCCTGGCGCGTTCAACGGGAATAGCTGAAGGACGATATGCAAATTCAAATTCAGCTCTTGAAAATGGCGTAAGGCACAGCAGTCGCTCAAGTCTTTCGGCCTTGGCGTGACACCTTAAAACTTGAAACAGATTTACAATCTCACCGTCTAAGTCATTGTAAACTTCGGCATAAGAGCGCGCCTTTCGCATAAGAACACTTGCCGCCCCGCCGAAAGGTTCCACATACACTTTATGCGGTGGGAACCGCTCAATAATCCATGGTGCCAGCAACCACTTGCCGCCAAAGTACCTCAACACTGGTCTGGTCGGTTCAGTCATTTGAGCCCACTCAAGCGCATGAACGCCTCCCTTGCGACTTGAGGAACAACTCCGCCGCCCAGGGTTTCAATTTGACAGCGCCATTCGGCAGGCCCATCAGCCTTTCCACAAAGCGTGGGTTCACATATCCCTTCAGGCCAAGGCGACTCAGGTGAAGTGGTAACGAAGAGGAGTACTGGCCATGCCTGTTCGGACTCGAACCATCCTTCCAATCGCGTGCTGTTGGTGTCGGTAACAGTCCGTGTCTTGCCATATACGCTAGCGTCCCCCTGATTCTTGCGTTTTTGCCGACGGAGCGGTTTCGCCCCCCCCTGTGCGCTTCCGATGCGACTGGAGTCGGCAACAAATCCCCAGATGCGTTCTCTTTGGTGCCAGGCCGGTCCCACATCACGACATGATAAACTCCCGTATCGTCCCACATACCCATTCTTGGCAAAGTCACTGACGACGGCATCAAGTCCTGACTCAAGTACCCCTGGGACGTTTTCAAAGAAAATGAATTTGGGTCGAAGCTCGCAAACAATCCGAACGAATTGCTCCGCCAACTTTGACTCGACATGATCCAGGCCCGTTCTAGTTCCCGCGCGACTGTGGCCCTTGCAAGGCCAGCCTCCGGTGACAATGTCGATTTCAACTCCGATGTGCTCTGCTCGCAGTGTTCGCACGTCATCCCAGATTGGGGCTCGATCAATACGGCCCCGTTGCATTTCGCACATAAGTGCAAGCTGGCGGTAGTGGTCGTTTTCACAATAGGCGACGGTTCTAACCCAAGGGCTAAGTGCTCTGGCGATACCGGCGTATCCTGAAAAAAGATCCAGCCCATTCAACACCCCTCACCCCGCCGGCGGGAGGTCGTCACGCTCACCGCCGCCCTCGAAACATGCTTTCCAAAAGTCTTTCGACTCGTTCACAATGATTTTCCAAAGTGCAATTTTCTCATCAAGCTGGCCCATACCACGCTCAGGCTTCCACCCTTCATCCGGCTTCCAAATCAAGTACCGCTGGTTATGGCCCATAAAGATCGGCGTAAACTGGTTTCCAAACTTAAGAGCGTTCCACTGAGGAAAGTCCCGATGAATGGAGTCTTTGCCCATTTCGCAGTCGCACCGAATGAATACAATCTGGCGGGTCTTATCGTGCTGGACTTCAAAGACGCCTGCATCGCAACACTTGTTGCACTCAGGTTCATGCGACGCAGCCGACTCCTCAAATCGCCGTGGGCTCATGCCGGCACGCTCTCTGATTGCGGCCTCAATGAAATCCTTAGGCAAAGGCGCATGGCGAAAGCTTGAGGCAAAGTGGTCAATGATTTTTGTGAACGACCGGTCCGGCAAGTCCTTGCACGTTTGCCAAACGATTTTAAGCCTCTCTGCCGGGAATGCCTTGTCGCCAAAGAGCGAGTAAATGCGGCCCATTTGCGCGTTGTAATGCTCTTGCGTCACGCGGCGCCCCCGTTTTCTTCCTGCGCCAAAATGTCTTGAATTCGCGGAGGCCCCTTGGGGGCAATCGAGACTGCGATTGTGCCGTGCTCCGGATCCAGCCAGTCGCGCCATTGGTTCGCCCAGGTTGAAAAGTGAAGGACAAACTGGGGCTCTGTGCGGGCGCGCTTTAGGTGCGCCACGTAATTGTCTCGAGCCTGAACCATGGCCTGGATTGATTCGCCAGATTTCAAATCGGCTTTTAGGCGCCTAAGGCCGGAGGACTTGCCCTGCTTCCGGGGGTAGCCGAGGTACAAAGCCTCGATCTGTGTTTTCCCCTCACACTCCCCTTTCTTTTCTTTATCCTTATCCTTATCTTTATCCTTAGCCCCTTGTATGGGGCTTGCAAGGGGCTTGTAAGCCCCATATTTTTTGAGAATGTTTATCACCGACAGGTGGACTTTGTTTTCAGGATTGAGGTTATTGACCGAACACGAGTACTGAAATTCTACGAAGCCGCGAACGAATATTTTGTCCGGTTTTACAAACTCGATTTGGTCCCCAAAAGCCTCGCCCAAGTCCTCGGCCGTGACCACCTCACCGACGTAGTGGGTCATTGTGGCCATATCCACGTCCCAAATCCCGGCGTGATCGCACCGGTCGCAAAGAAACCGCCAGGCCTCTTTTAACCGCGGCGGCAATTCCCTATACCAACGCTTGTCCCAAATACTCGTATCCGTAAACCGCTTTGCCATTCCCCACTCCCCCGATGCCTTCAGTGCTGAAACTTGTCGCGCCCCTCAAAACGTGTGATGATTAACCAATCATCCGGCCGACCTGGCCGCGAATGTTGCCAATCCCAAAAACAGCAAACGCAAATCACTCAAAAAACAATTTCCACGGATTTTCCACGGCACCCACCGATAAAGATGGGCAATAATGGGCCATAATGAGCAATAACGAGGCACACCGATTTGGTGTGTTTTCAGAGGAGAATTGATAGTTAAATTAGATACTTGAAGTGGTCGGGGCGACTGGATTCGAACCAGCGACCTTTTGCTCCCGAAGCAATGTGGTTTCCGTAAAATTACTAGGCTTTCCACGTTTTTCCACTGTCTTTCCACGGTAGCAATTGCGTCAATCATGGCGCCCCCACCAAGGTTGAAATGATCTTGGTGTCCTCGCGAGTGAAGTGCAGGTAGGTCTTTTGGGCCACGTCCATCGATAGGCCGGCATACTCGCAAATCAGCGCGGGGTTGGCCGACTCCTTAAACGCCAGCGTCAAAAACGTGTGCCTAAGATCATGAAAGCGACCGCGCACCTCGGCCCGTTTTTTACATGTGGCCCAAACTTTCCTAAAGTCGCCCTGTGGCTTGTTTTGATCACTGCGCGAAGGAAATACCCAATCTGACTTCGCGTTCCGCCTGCGGGCGATTAGAGCCGTTAAACACGAATCGGAAATTGCAAACTCTCGGGGCTTTCTAATCTTGGTGTCCTCGGCCCGAAGCGTTATGTAGCCGTGTTTAAGGTCCACCCGATCCCAAGTGAGGCCAAGAATTTCCCCGCGGCGCATTCCCATAGTCAGCGCCATTGTGATCATGAGCTTTAGGTCCTGGCCGGCCGCGCCGATCAGGCTACCAACCTCAGTGTCCGAATAGACGCGACCAGCCTTAATCATTGGATCCGGGTTCCTAAACTTCGGCCGGCGCTGAATGAGCCCTTGGTTCATTGCCTGAACGAACATCATTGCAAAGCACTTACGATCATTGAACAGCTTGCGCCCGGGCGTGAGTTTCTTGGCTCGAGCAATGTATTTTTCCCAGTCCGCCTCGGTGACCTGATCTAAGAACATTTCGCCAAAAAAGGGCATCAAGTGTTTACGCCCCTGGACTTCCATGGATCGATACGTGGCCGGCGCTTTGGTTTCATTCATCGCCAAAAACTGGTCCCAAAAGTCTAGCACCAAAGCCCTGCCGTTGGTTTTCTTAACCCCCAGAAAATCTTGGACCAGGCGATCGGCCTTAATGCGGGCCTCTGAAATTTTGTCGGTTTTAAGTGATTTAAAAAGCTTACGGTCTTTTCGCTCAATACGAATATAAAACACGCCGTTATCGGCCTGGTAAATGTATTGAAATTTAGTCCGCTGCAAAGCCTTCATGCTGATTTAATTGTGTGCCTCAAAAGATGTTTCTTAAGACTGTCCCAGTAAATCAAAACCTCTTTGCCGGGTTTGCTTCCCTGAATGCGGCCCTCTTTGAGAAGTCCAGAGAGGACCTTTTTAGAAAGCCCGGTTTTTTCCGACGCCGTTTTTAAAGTCAAAGTTAACGGTTCACTCATTTACCCCGCCCCCACCATAAACGAAAAAACCCAAATCGCGCCCATTAGACAAACGTAAAGGGCAACCGTGCGAACGCTCATCCCAACTGACTCCTGTGTTCCTCAGCCATTTTAGCAAGCGTATTCAAAATCAACTGGGGCAACTCCTCAGGCTGACACGACCACTGGCCGTTATAGCGTTCCAGCAGTTCCCATGCGGCATTGCCAACCGGGCCGTGGCATAGGCACTCGATCACGTGCTGAGCCGCCTCGGCGCGCGGGACGGACAAAAGATAACGCTCGAATGCGTTGTTTCGTCCGATTGGGGTCATTCGTCCCGCCCTTCGGCTTTGGCGATTGCCCGTTCGATCCGTAGGTACGCCGATGCTAGGTGTACCGGCATATTGTTCTCGTCGTACTGATCTAGCTCCGCCTCAAGAGACACTTGTACTGCCCTTAGCGCCTCAAGCAACTCCGGCGCCGCAGCTATGAGGCGGGCGTTTGCTTCAGTATAGGGACTTCCATGAGCAGAACCGTCGTTTTGCACGAAATAACATGACCGATTCCCAATACTACTTGTCGAAATATTCCAGGGCCCCGGCGTGTGCTTACTCATGCGACCTCCGCTAAGTGCTGATTGATTTCATCGTAAATGTAGGCTTGCGCGCTCTCGCGCAGCTTGTCGAAAATCTCAACCTCGCGGTCATTGAAATTGATGAACACGCGCACGTCACACACGCCAGCCGCCTGCGGCTCGGTGCAGTTTTTAAAGAGCACTCGCGCTTCGAAATAACCTAGGTCGCCCAGATCGAGGTCGACGCAGATCATGAAATCCTCTTGGTTTCGAAGGGCAATCCACCGGCCTCTGCGGGCGTGATTTGCTTGATCCACTTTTTATTGTTTTTGTCCCATTTGAATCCGGCCTCTTTGACCAAATGACGGTCATCATATTCGGTCATTGCTTCGGCCCAATAAACGCCCTGGTCTTGATTGTCGTGCTTCATTTGGGTTTCGGATGTGACCCTGGTCACCGTCGGCACGGCATTGGGCGTGTCCTTGATTTCCGGCGTTGCACCAATGTTTTTCGCGTCGTCGGCGTCGTCAATGTCCTGAGTGAAAAAGTCCGACGCGCCCGTGGCCAGAATGACAGCGCCCACATAGGCGCGCTTTTGGGCCATTTTTTGAAGGGTGTTCAGAATGTCGTAAACGGCCGTGGCCTCTTTGCGAGGCTCCTTTTTGCGCGCCCTTTCGCTCCACTCCCAAACGGTGCGTTCTTTGTACTTTTTCTCTTGGCTATTGCAAGTACCCTCGCACTCTGCAATCACATGATTGGTCTTTAGGTGATACACAATGCACTTATATGTGTAGAGGGCGAAATTACCCTGACCATCAAGGACCTTGTCCACCATTGCGAATCGAGCACCCAAACCAAAAAGCCGCGCCAACTTTTCAGCACCCGGCTTATAGAGTGAATTTTTGTTGGTCCCTGGCACAATGCCGTAGTCGACGTCCTTTCGCATTTGCTTGGCGACAAACTCCACCAGCATTTTGCGCTGCTCAGAAAGCGTATCAAAATCGGCGCGCGTGACCGGCAAATTGGCGCCTGAGTATTCGGGCTCCTGCACAATCTGCGGAGTCAGTGCTTTTTCGTTTTTCATTTTTTTCCTTTGCATTGAGACCAGTACCCGCACCAATCCTTAGAGCACCACCAGGCGCCCGGGGCTGCGTACTGAAACGCCCCTTGCTGAATTGAATTGTGCATTAGACTGATCGCTTCAAATAGCTGCTGCGTTTGGGCTTCGCTGACACGGCCCTTGACCTCTTGATAGCGTGGTTCCTTATGCTTTGTGACCACGTCAAAGGCGAAATCTGGCTTCACGCCGTGCTTTGCCTCGTAGGCAAATGAGTACACGGCGGGCTGGATTTCAACCTCCACCGCATCGGCGGCGTATTCGCCCTTTGATGTCTTTTGATCACGAACGACGTGGCCCTCTTCGACAACGTCAAACGTGCCCCCAAGGGCATAGCCCGCATCGGTTTCGAGACGAAACGATTCTTGTACGGTCACGGGCTTGATTTTCGGCGCGCCCTTTTCATGAAACACGGCGACCATTTTGGCGCCCATGTCCTTTTGTTTGCTCGGATCATCATCAGACCAATCCGTTTGCGGCGCATGCTTGTCGAATTCGGTTGAGTAGGCGTCCAACACGTCGGCGGTTTTCAGGTCCTCTTTGGTCTCGATTTTCTGTTTGAAATTGTGGCCGGCGGCCGCGTCGAATGCGATGCCCACCGTGAGCGCCGCCTTTGGCTGTACCCGCATATTCATCAAATACCGAAACATGTATTGTCGCGGGCATTTGAGAAACATGTTGATTGCGCTTTGATGATACTCGGGAATGGCCAGTTTTTTGGTGTCGCTCACTTCTCACCTACAACTTTCTTGAAAAAATCATCTAGAAAGGCCGTTAGGCCCGGTGTCTGCAAAAGAGCCACCTGAAACCGCTGGGCCAAATAGTCCTGAATCACGGCCTTAACGTGCTCATCGCACCGGGGGCCCGCTGGGGCTGAAACAATTGCCAAACGGCAAGCATCCAAAAGCGTTTTGGGCGTGCCCTCTATAGAATTTTCAGTCTTTATTAAAGCCACGTTAACTCCGTTGGACATAGCGTCGCAAAAAGTCTAAAGTCGTTGAGGCACAGTACTTGCCCGTCCGAATTGGGTTTTACGAGGCCTGCTCTGCAAGCTTGGCAATTGCGGATTCAATTGCCCTTACTAGCGTCAACCTCGGCTCGCCCGTGTGCTGGCCATTTGCGAGCCTAATAGCGGTGTAGGGGGCAACCCCTGCCCGTATTAGGGCGATTACGACCTCGTCCGCCCCGATTTTCAGGGCTACTTTATGCACGTCCTGGAGGACTTTAGCCTTGTCAGTCATGGAGATAATGTAACGTAATCGTATACAAAACTCAACAAGTTTCAGTCGATTTGTGGGCTGTATGCACATAAATCGGCTGGCAAGCTGTAAGTGGTGAAAAATGTTAAGAGATCGGCCTTCGCCCAAAACATCATTACGAGGCGAAAGGCATTAGGACTAAACCAGGCCGATTTGGCCCACAAAGCCGGGATACACCGCAATTTTTTGGCTCGAATTGAGACAGCCAAATCCGCCGGAAGCGAGGCCACTAAAGAGGCCATTGCGGGCGCATTGGGCTGCTCGGTCGAGGACCTATATCGCACAGTCAAGCCAATCCGACCCGACCACGTCACCCTAGCCGACTTGGCCCGCGGCGAAGCCCGCATACTCGAGCTATTGGAAACCCGCCTACCGCCCGCCCCGGCTATTCCTCAGGAGCTTGTCGAGGCTTGGACTGGGGCTCTTCCGGCGGCTCAGGTTTTTGCTCTTTGGATTCTGACTGGGCTTGAAAAGTACAAATTTGAACTTGAGACCCGATGGCCCGGGGTTTATCGAGTGCTTCAGGATTTTTTTGGGGCCCGTGACAGTATTCTAAAAGCAGTCGACGAAAAGCCGTGAGTTTGCACTTTTTCATTTTTCCTCCAACGTCCCACGATTGATAACTACTCATCGGCAGGACGTTGGTCCAAAACAGTGGTTAACGAACAATTAGGGCGCCCTTAACGCCCATGGGCCAGAATATGCGTGATCGAGCATACGCTTTAACGGGCGTATCCCGAAATATGCCAATATGGGCAAGCGCAAATTCAACCCAGAGAAAGCCTCAAAGGCCATTGGCCTAAGGGTTCGTGAGCTCCGTGAGCAACGGGGCTGGACACTTGAGGATACCGAGGAACACGGATGGAAGGAATGGACCCACCTTCAGCGCATTGAATCTGGCAAAAACATCACCGTTCATACTCTAATTAACCTCGCAAATCTCTTTGGGGTACACCCCTCAGAATTTTTCAGTGACCTCTAAAGTTTACTTGTTTTGAAGCCGATAAAATATCATTAACCGCGACACGAGGGGTGTGAATGCGCAGGCTATTGGTCTTATTAACGGTCGTTCAATTCGGATGTGCCAGCATGTTTTCTGGCACTAAGGCCACGGTCTCTATCCACTCTGAGGAGCCGGATTCACAAATATTTGTTAACAATGTATCCGTGGGCAAAAATACGGCCATAGTCCCTCTTTCAAAAAAAGGCTACCACACGATTAGGGTTTCCAAAGAGGGCTGTACCGATGCCGTCGCAACGACTGGCTCACAGTTTGATGCCACATCATTGCTTGGCATTTTGATAGACTTTGGCATTGTCTCTATGCTGATCATCGACGGCGCGGCAACCGGCGCCATTACTGACATTGAGCCGAAGAATTACATTGTGACGCCAACCTGTAATCGGGCGCCGGCCGCAGTGAGATAAAGGGGCCCCCGGCCCCATGCCAAGGGCCCCCCAAGCCTTGATTGGATGGGCATCCTGACTTAGCCAATTCTAGCACTAATTTAGGCCGGGGTTTGTTTCGCGCTCAATCTGCGCCTCTTTGGCTTTCATGAATTTTATTGTAGCGTTCACAAGCGCCAGCGCGTAGGCGAACTTGTTCGATGCGCCAAGCTTAGCGTCGTCGGGATTGTCGCAAAAAAAGGGCTCGCAGAGCACCCCGGTGATTTCACACGCACTCATGTTCCGGTGCCCGCGGTCGCCTGGCTCTAAAAGCTTTAACCCCCGGTTGGCCTTACCCTCGCGCTTAAACACCGAGCACACGGCCTGCTGCACTTCTCTGGCAAATTCGACGTTGTCGGCCGGCTCTTTGTCCCAGAGCGTTTCCGTGCCGCGGGTCTTGCCGTTGAAAGCGTTTAGATGAAGCTCGATCGCACACACCAGGTCCGCGTCCTTGGCCCATGAATTCACTTCCAGATAGCAGCCCTCAATGCCGACGCCGTTTCGAAGAAAAATGCGAGCATCTAGACCCATTTCGCGGGCGTATCGATAGGCTGCAGCGGCCACTTCGCAATTGTAGTCGTATTCAGTGGAGTTGATTGGGCCAACAGCTGGGGCGCCCTTGGCGTCTATAGAATGGCCTACGATAAGGCAGAGCTTGCGGATCATGGCTCGGCCTCATACTTGATTTTGCTCTCGCGAATGACCGGCCCAATTTGCCAGCCGCGTTTCCCGCGCATGACGCCGGACTCGTCCTCAAACGTGTAGCCCCATTTGCGAAGGCGCCAATTGAACCATTGAAACGACCAGTAGACTTTCCAAAGTGGCATCCATGCCCCCTTAAGAAAAAAGGGCCCGAATAACGGGCCCCCGTGAATGGTGATTAGGCTGCGGGCTCATGCGGCAGCGGTTCCGGCTCTGGAACGGGCTCCGGGACCGGCTCCGGGACCGGCTCAGGCTGGGGCTCCGGTTTGACCTCAGGTTGGGGCTTAACCACGGCCGAGAGTTCAACTTTTTCGGCCTCAAGCGCGCTAACCTCAACATCCAGCTCGCCGATGATATCGCGCTCGCCCTCGGTCATGTCGGCATCAGCCTTCACTTGAATGACGCCCTTGCCAACGCCCTTGGGCACAAACTTGGCGCTTAGGCCATCGTCCGCCACAGAGAGGCTGCCAAGGCTCTCATCAGAGATAGCCCATTTCGGAGCGCCGTCGACTTTAGCCTGGTTGCCCTTGCGGTCCTTAAACGCAACCGCGAGCTCCAGCATCTCGTCTACTTTTAAAAACATTTTATCCACCTTTACCCTTTCCCCGTTTGATTTGATTTTAAAAAACTCAATGACTCTTGCCGGGTCAACGGGAGTAAGAACCCTTAAGATGCCCTTGAGTAAAGTTTCAATATTGTTAACTGTCCGGAGTAGTTCGATCTCCTGCCTCGAATTCATAGGCCTCCCGTCACGGGCAAAAATAAATCCCAGAAAGAGGAGCAGAATAATTGTAAGCTCGCCAAAAAGATCAATAGGCCCACCCCCACAAAAACGACCGCTAAAAAAATCCTCTCGTCAAAGCTCATTTGCAGTTCATTTGGATATACCGTTCCAACCCGTCTATATAGTTTCGGACCTTGACCCACTCGTCGGGCCGAATAGCGACGCCGCGGTCGACATAAGAAATTGGTTTCCGCTCAACCGGCCCATTGGGCGCCTGCATGAGAAACATGATTTGAGACAGGGACAGCTTTGAGCCATGTTTCTCGACTTGCTCGCTGCTTTGGGTTTGACCGCAAATGGCCTCTTGGGCCGGCACGTCCAGCGTGCAAAGCTCAACCTTTGGCTTTTCCGGCAGCATTCCGCAGCCACAGAGGAGCAGGACATTAAAAGTTGTCCAAAACGCTTTTGGCGGCGTCATCGCGCTCCTCTTTTGTATTTGCGTTTTTCATGTCCTCGCCTACGGCTTCGTTGGCCTTTTCCTCTGAGCGTTTGCGGGCGTAGACTTTAGAACCCCACAAAATGAGGCTCGCAATCTTGTCCCAAATCCAACTAAGGGCCGGTTGGACGATGATTCCAACCAGCCAGCCAAGAATTGCCGTCACCTAGGAATCATCGCCAAAAGGGCATCGAAAATCAGATCATCGACTTTGCCCGGGATGGCATCCTTGAGTTTTTGAACGAAGTATTCCGGGCTCACGGCCGCGTGCACGCCAACTTCGGCGCCCTTGCTTGCATGAGCCACTTCGATCTTTACCTTGCCGCCCTCAAGCTTAATGGCAAAGCCGCCCTCAGCGCCCAGCGGTTTTTGTACTAGATCCATTTATTCCTCCTGTTTGGTTTGATTCTCCACGGCCGACACTCGGCCCTGAAGGTCGGTTACATTTCCCTCTAACTTTTGAAATCTTGCCTCGCCTGCGGCAAACCCTTCGCGTACGGTTTCATTAAGCGCCTCTAGCCCCCGCGCCACGCCTGTCATTTGACCTTCCATGAGCTTTAAATGCGGCTTCAATTTCCACCAAACAATCATGTAAATTAAAAAACTCTCGGCAAAGCCAATAGGATTCCCTTTTCTAAAAACCTCCTCTATCAGAGGAACCACGAAATCCATTTCTCACCCCTCCATGGGTTGAATTTTCAATCGCCCATCACTCTCCGATGGAAGATGCCTTGTGCCACACTTGCAAAGTTCCAGCCGTCAACAGGTCGAGTGTTCCCGCAGTGACCGAAAGCGTGACATTGATGTAGTCGTCATCAAGAACAAGCTCGACGCCAAAATTTTCAAATCCGCGCCCCCCGCTGGCCGCTTTTGGAGATTCCGCGCCGGCCAAAATGTCATATGGAACATTTATTCCGGAGCCCGTGATATCAGTCAGTGGGTAAAACGTCCCGCCACTATCCTTTGCAACCAAGACGTTGATGCTCTCGCCGCCCTGGGAGCTCGTAAACTCTTCCGTGATGTTAATGACCATGTATTCAACAAACGACATTGCAGCGAGTGGAATTTGGAGGGTTTTACTTTGGCCCGGATCTGAGAAATCTGAAAAGCTATATTCCGTCTTGACCCATGTCTCGCCGCCAGCGCTCGCCAGATCATCCGGCAGAGTGATAGTTTGCCCGCTGGCCTGGATGACCACTGGATCATCTCCGCCATCAATGAGATTTGTTTTTAATCCGTCTGAGGCATTTAACCCGCCAGGAGTGTCGGGAAGCTTTGTCTCCAATGGGTCAATTGAGTTGTTCATATGTTCCCTATTTGGCCCCAATACAATACAAGTTCACAGACATGTCGGTTTTAGTGGAAGTTGTCGATGTTCGGCAAACGATCCAAACGCTAGTGGTGCCTGTCGTGTCGGCTGTGCAGATATATGAGAGGTCCGAATCTGGAGTCACGAAGCACTTGGGCTCCTCGGAAAACACGCCCGATTGGAACGTGCAAGTCGATTCCCCCGCATCTGCATCGGTACAAGATCCATTTATCCAGTCGCCATCCTCCAGCGTCACAGCATCGCCGCTTGTGGCGATGCGCGCCGAGACGATGCGGGTCACGGCGGTGCGGGAGTTGACCACTGAGTTAACCAATATAGGAGACGTCACCTGGGCATCGGCATATCGCGCGGTAAAATGAACATCGCGCTGACCGTTGTTCGTTCCCCCATCAGCTAATACTTGATTGGTTGTTACCGTGGCCGTTGTTGCCTGCTCTCGCATGAGACGAATGGTTTTTTTGCCGCTGGAAGTAAAGTTGAAAATGCCGCACACATGAACTGGGAAAGTCGCCGTGTTGCTGGCTACCTGAAAGCCAACTTGAACCCTTGATCCCCCCTCTAGCACTGGCGTCGCATCGCCGTTGGCAGTATTGACCAGTTGCCAAGTCGAGTTGACCACGCCAGAGGCACCCAGGACGATTTGTTGCGCGAATTCAGAACAAACCTCTATGGCGCCAGCCCGCGGCAGGTTAAAAATTATTCCAAACTCTTCGTTTCCTGCGGAGCAAGTCGTTGCCCCCACCGTGTTGTCGTTGCTGGCGGAACATGAAATGCCAACCGAATCCGACCCAGTGTTTTGAGTCATGGTCAGACCAGAGTCACTTATGGCCACATACGACGTGGCGTTGCCCGTGCCAGCCGTTACATTGGCGCCAGAAATATTGGCGTCGATTCGCCATGCCGAAACGTTGGGGGTGAGCACCTTTTGAGTTTCGTTTGGCCAGCGCACTATTGTGAAATGCAATCTCTGATTTGATGTCGTATTGGTGATGTTGAATGTGTTCGCGGCCGAGGAGGCATATAGCTCAAAACTGCGGTCCCCGGTGGTCGTATAGGTAAACACCCCCGAGACAGAAAAAGGAGACGAGGCGGTAGAGTTATTGGCCGCGACCTGGCCGCGCGTATCGGTGCCGTCATTGATGGCGACCGCAGATAGTTGAGCGCCTGTGCCAATGTTATTGACGCCGCGGAAAATCACTTGATAGGTGCCAGGCGGCAAACCGCTAACAGTTACCTTTGGAGCATCATAGTCGGTGGTCTGAATAACCCCTGGGCCGGGGTTATATTCAACCGTTGCACCTGGACAGTCCGTATCAGCGAGCGAACCCAAGGCCGTATTGGTCCTAGTGAAAGTACAGCTAGCCGTTGACGCAAAATAAGCCGACCCAACAAATTGAGCCTGAGACACATTGGTTATATTTAGGGCCGATCCCAAATGCACTTCGTCGACATAGCCTATCGCCGCATCGGCCGAGGCTAGGAATCTAAGCTGAAGTGTTCCGGAGGCGGGGCAAATGAAATTCAATTGGACTGGTGTATAATTGGTCGCGGCCGTTAGGGCCTGGCTCACCAGCACGTTGGTTCCGTCGTACACCTGGGCCGTTATGTTCGCGTCAAAGCCTTGGTAGTAAAACTGTGCCAAACAGTCTTGGGAGAAAATCCCGGCCTGAATTGTAACGGCATCATTGGCCATATAATCGTTGTTTGCCGAAGCGTCGTAGGAAAAGGCGTATCCGCCGTTGCCGACGTTGGCTGCGGTGGAGGTAACGGCAAGCGTGCCCCCGCCTGACTCACTCCAATAGGTTGTCGCGCCAAGCTCGGCATTATAGTTATAGAGGGCCAGCAAATTGATGCCAAATGACCCGCCGCTGTTTGGAGCCTGGCCCCATGTCGGTGTTCCAGCTCCGCCAGACAACAACACTTGACCAGTGGTGCCTGCGCCCATGTTCATGAGCTTTGAACCGTCGGCATACACGACACCGCCTGCCGTAACCGCAAGGGAGCCATTGTTGGTGCCGCCGCGGGAGATAGCAAGTGCCGCCTCAGAGCTCATTACCCCAGAGCCATCGTTGATCAGGACATGGTCGGCCGTGCCAGAGGCTAGCTTGTCTCTGGCAATCGCAGCGCCAGCCTTGATATCAGAATTTTCAATGTTGGTGATTGAGTTTCCAGAACCATCGGCATCAATGGTCTTATTGGTCAGCGTGTCGGTCGTGGCCTTGCCGACCAAGGTATCGGTGCCATTTGGAACCGTCATTGTGCCGGAAGTGTTTAGAACCAAGGTGCCGGCGCCGCTGATCAGGCTAACAGCGGTGTTGCCAGTGAGAACCTTATTGGTGAGCGCGCAAGACTGGTTAATTCCGCAAAGTGCAGATGTAACACCCGACGAATAACCAAGCTCCGTTGGCGTCACCGCACTCGACGTTAGCTGTTTGTCAGCATCAAGATATGGCACAGTCGTTGCCGTGAGATCGTTGAAAATGACAGACCCAGACCCGTTCATGTCGAGCGTCAAATCGCCATTGGTGTTGGTCGTTGAAATGGTGTTGCCGTCGATTTGAATATTGTCGACATTAAGCTTTGGCAGCCAAGCTTGCGCATAGGCAACGGCCGAGACCAAGAGGGCCATGAGTGCGATTTTTTTGGGAGTGCTCACTTTAATCACCCTACGGATAAAAATAGTTTAAAAAAGTTTTAGTTTTTGTTTAATCACGCAGGCACCAGTCGTCGTGATAGCTTTATCGTTCCACTTCCTGGCCCCGTACTTAAGGCCGCTTTTAATTGCCATACTTGCCCCGAATTTGAGAGTGACCAGGTGACGCCGTGAGCCTCTTCGGCCATGAACAACCCCTCAACCACGCGCCCCGTGCCGTTGACATTTTGAATAGCGATTTGGCCGCTTGCGAAATAGGCCGTGCCGCGGATGATTTCGACGTCGTAAAGGGCCGAAGAGTATGTCGCAAAGTCTACTGTCTGGCCTACGAGATTTGCCGCCGCTTGGCCGTCGGTGACGGCGTGCTCAGCCCATCCAGATTCATCGTCTGCGGTGCCAGCGGCCGTGATGTCGTCGACGCTGTAGATTTCAACAAGATCAGCGTCTTTTAGCACAAATTTATAAGCGCCAGAGCCAAGCCACACCTCGGCCCGTCCATCGGCATCGAGTTCAATTGGGTTGGTGTTTGGGGTGTCGCCAGATTCGTCCGTGTAGGTTGAAAGCGGCGTCGACGTGCCTGCGATATAGGTGTAAAGAAATCCCCCAGCTAAGGGGGTGCCGTTGCCGTCGCAGAATTGTTGTTTGGCTACTGGCGCTAGTGATGCCATTAGACAACCCCCTGTGCATTCATTGAGCGGGCTACGCGGCTAGTCCCGCCTAGGCACACACCGACAAATCGGCCGGCGCCAAAGCAAACGCTGGAAATAGAGCCGACGTTTGGAGCCGGGAAGTTAGACCACGTCAATCCAAGGTCGCCAGACACCCAAAGGCTAGCCCCGTCATTCCCAATGAAAACACCATTGCCATAAACAACGCTTCCCACATTTGTCGTCTGCGCGACGGAGGACCACGTTACCCCGCCGTCCGTTGATCGCATTATTAGATTGGTCCCGGTCCCAGCACTAGCCACAAAAACACCATTGCCGTAAGCAACCGAGGCCCATGCGCTCGCCTCCGATGCGGCAACTGCCGACCAGCTGGTGCCTGAATCTGTTGATCGCATCACTCGATTGGTGCCCGTCGTTGCGACAGCAACAAAAACGCCGCCGCCATAGGCAATAGAGCTCCAGGGGTTTGCCTCTGCCGCAGACCTAGCTGTCCATGAGCTAGCATTTGTGGACGTCATGACACGGTTTGTGCCGCTTGATGCAACGGCAACATAGGTTGTGCCATCAGTTGTAATTGCGCACCATGGATTGGCTTCCGCCGCTGCGGCTGCATTCCAGCTGCTTCCATTCGCCGTCGCCCATTGCACCCGATTGGTGCCGTCTGTTGATACTGCGACCCATCGGCCAACTGAGCTTGCGTAAACAATGGCCGCCCATGAGTTGGCTTCGGCCGCAGCCACGGCGGTCCAAGATTCTCCGGCAGTAACCGATTTCATAACTCGATTGGTCCCGTCGCTTGAAACGGCAATGAGTATGCCGGCCGTTAATGAGTTTCCGCCGACAGCAGTCCAAGTATTCGCCTCAGCCGCAGAGTGAGACGTCCAGTTCATATAAAACGATTGGACAAATGCAAACGTGGCGTTATCGGCCAGCTTTTCGAGCGTCACCGCCCCATCAGAGATTTTATCCTCTGTCACCGCATTGTTTGCAATTTTGCCCTCCGTGACGGCATTGTCCTGAAGCTTTTCCGCAGACACACTGTTTCCGGCAAGCTTTGCCTCATTGACAAACCCGTCCGCCATTTTCGCGCGGCCCGGGACATCGGCAGTCAAAATTCCGGCCTCAAGCATACTCAATGTGATTTGGCCGTTGCTTAAGTGTGAAATGGCATCGACGGTTTTAACCGTCACGTCGGCTGCGGTCTTAATCACGAACTTATATGCACTCGATCCAAGCCAAATGTCCGCTTCGCCGTTTGCATCAAGAATCACCGGGTTGGTGTTTTGAGACGACTCACTCTGGTTTTGATAGGTGACAAGAGGCGTGCTCCCGCCCGCCGCATAGGTGTACACTTTGCCAAGCGCCAAGGGGTCGCCATTGGAGTCGTAAAACTTTGCTCTCACTACGGGCGCAAGATTCGCCACTTCACTCCTCCATTGTTGCTAGGTCTGGCTTTTGCCCCAGAATCTCAGTAAGCAACTTATCTAAAGCCTTTGAGCCAGGCTTAAGGTCGGAAGCCTTGATCAAAAGCTCTTTAAGCTTGGGGTTTTTGAGCATTTCGCCGCGCATTTTTTCTAAAACCGCCCGCTTATCGGGGCTAGAATGCTCAACGATATTGTCAAAGCCGTCGGCGGCCCATCGCTCGGGGCCTTTTTCGGGGCGCTGGTCCGCCGCACGCCCAACCGCATCGTTCGCTGTGCGCGTAAATCGCGATATCGCAGCGCCAGCAATGCCCGGGTTGGCCTGCGCGAGCTTTGAGATATTGGCTGGGGTCGCAATGCCCTTGGCCACTTTATTCAACAACAATGCGGCATTCTGAGCGCCGTATTTCTGCAAACCCTTTTTTGCGGCGACAACGCCGGCTGCGGTCTCCCAATCACCGGTCGCGCCGCCGTAACCAAGGGCCGCGCCACCTGTGATCGTGTCAGTGAGACCAAAGAATTTATTACCCTGCTCTCTAGCCTGTTTGTTTTTGAGAAGTGTTGATGCGGTTTTTCCGTGCTGATAGGTTTTGTTTGCGTTCTCGATGATTTTGCGAAGGCCGGGAGCGCCGATCTTGTCCGCGCCCTTTTCGGCCGCCTCATTGATTGAATCACGCACTGAGTGATAAACGGATTTCGCAACTTCATTGGCCTGCTGACTTCGAGAGGTGTCAAACTTCGCCTTTTTGCCAAGCGCCTCAACCAGATCTTGGGCCTCGGCCATTGAAATATTGCTCTCGCCGCGAGAAAGAATGTTTTGAACGTGGGGCTCAAGGGTTTGCACGAGCTCTTGTACGTCTTGATGGGAGCGATTTAGCCCGCCGACAACCTTTTCCTCGGCTTTCGCCGCAACTTCGAGCGGGTTAAACGTTGAGCCGCCAACATCATCGATCTTGTCATAGGCGGCTTTTCTGGCGTTCATGGCGGCTTTTTTCACACCCTCGTTTCGGGCGATAAGATCATCCGTTGATGCGAGCGGGCTCAAGACCCCCCGATCTAATACCTGAGCACCTGCCGCCTGCACTTCCTTTTGGCCAATCTTTTTGATCGTGCCACGCTCTGCGCCGATGGCGCGTGCGGCGAGCCGCTCGGCAATCTCCCTAGTTTTCCCGCCGACCTTTTCTGCAACTTTATTCACAATGGGCGTGGCGATTTCAGCTGCCTTGTCGATGCCCTTGCCGACCACAAGCCCAGTGCCAGCCCCAAGGGCCGTATCCGCCGCCATGCCTTTTAGGTCCTTGGCCTCGCTTTGGCCCAATCCTGTGATGCCGCCAATCACTGCGCCGCCCTTGGCAAGAGACATGCCCTTGGCCAGTTTATTCACGGGCGAAATCACAGCGCCGGCCACATTACTTGTGGCAGCCACGGCGGGGCGCTGTTTGGCCTGCTCTTTTAGAATTCCGCGTTTCTTGTCGCGCGCCGATCGGTATGCATCGCGCAGAGTTTCCCAATCAAGGGTCGGGCCGTCCTCGGCCACACCAACGTCGCTAAAAGATCCGCCAAGGCCCTTAAGTCCAATGGCGCGCCCCGCAGCCTCAACACCACCTGCGATTTCATCGGAATATCCACCCGTGGCCCCCTGAAGCCCGTGCATGATTGCCGTTTCCCCCGCGCCATGGCTCGGAGGTTTCGATTCAGCCTCGTCATGCGATCGAAGCGCCTGAATCATTTCATCTCTCGATGGCCTTTTGATGCTTTGGTCCTGGTCCCTCAGGGCCTTAAGCATTTCATCGCGAGTTGGCATTCTTTGTCCCTTTGATGCGTTGATCGAAAAGAGCACTTAGCTCTTCGTCACTCATGCCATCGTATTTATCAGCCGTTTTTTGCTGGTCCCCGTCTTGAGGCCCAAGACCAGATGCTAATCGAGCGTTCTGGGCTTTTTGCGCACGCAGTGCCGCCTTATTTTCAATCACTTGTTGAGTGTCACCAGGCTGAGGAAAAAAGTCCTTCGCATAATAGAGGCGCTCACTTGGCGGAATCGCCGCGCCGGATGCGTCTCGCAAAAAGGCCTCAACCCATGCGGCTTGCGCGGATTGGGCTTCAATTGCCTTGTCGTTTTTCATCCAGTTCGGTGCCCATTGTCCGTTGTCAATAACCTGGCCAATAGCAGTTGGGTCATAGTCGTTTTTGTCGGCAATGGCCTTTAGATACTGCTGCTCAGCCTTGACGCCCATTTCATAAAGACCCCGCTGCTTGGCCTCGGCAACGGTCATATCGGCGCTCTTTTCAGCCTTTTTGTTTTTCGCTCCTTCCGCAATCGCCCGATACCGGGCCTGCATTTGATCCATGCCCTGTTGGCCTCGAATGCCCTGCATTTCCTTTTCATGGGCGAATTGTCGGCCTTGACTCTCCACCACGCGCCCGTGCCGAGCGGCTTCCATTGCGGCCTCATGGGCCATTTGCTCGCGCTTCATCCCTTGGCCGGATTTAAACTCCTCAGCCGCGCGCTTTTCTTGTTCTTCTTTGAGCCTTTGCGCCAGCTGCTCTTGGCCGGTCATTGATTGATACAAGTGGCTTTTGACCACATTGGGGTCGTATTGAGGTGGAAATTCCGACGTATCGAACCCGGCCTTGGTCAAATTGCCAACAGCGCTAGTGTAGCTCGCCTGATCTTGGGCCGCGCCCAAATGCTGCGAAATGAAATTGAGCTTTTTAATGGCCCCCTCCATTTGACCTGCTTCATTGGCGCGGAACTTCTCTTGCGCCTGTTGATAGGCTTCGGGATTGGTTTTTGCCAAATCAGCAAGCACGCCTTTTTGATTGTAGGACACGGACCCATCGGGACTGGTCATGGTGTTTTTCGTATAGGCGTCCTCTACGGATTGCCTTTTCAAAAGCTCTTTTTGCTTGAGTGCCCTGGCGTCGACCATGTCTCGAAGCTTCATTCCCTGTTCAACGCCGCTTGCAATGGATTCGGCAAACTTAGGGGTTTTCAGCTGGAAATAGATGTCCGAATCGAGTTGCGCCATTAGGCAGCCCCCTTGGCGAGCGTCGCCAACAACAAGGAATTCAGTTTGATTTGATCAATGCAGAGCTTGCCCTGGTGCCTGAACACGACCAATCGGCCCAACTTGGACCTGAGTAAATCCTGCGCCATGACCCCGATCCACTCACCCCTGCCGTGTTCTTCGGATAGATATTTAAACGTGTAGGGCTTAAGAGTGCGTCGGAGTTCCGCCAGATCAGCCTCTGACACGGGTTTTACGTCCGTCTTAAGTCTAGCATCCGAGAATGCCAACAGCTGCGCACCCGTTTGTATGCCCTGATTAATGAAATCCACTGTGCGCTGTCCCCTGGCGATGTTCGCTGCCCCCGCCGCATTTCCGTATCCAATTTGATTGGCGGAAACGTTGTTGCCGTAGTTCTGACCGGCTTGCATAAGTTGACCTGATGCCGTTTGGCCAATGCCCGCCAGGCTTGAGAGGCGGTTAAATCTGCGGTCACGGTCGGAGTTAAACCGATTGTAAGCGTTGGTGTATTCATTAGAGGCGAAATCCTGGCCATAGCGCGAGAGGGCTTTTAGAGTTGCGCCGGAGTTTAAGCCTCCGCGCGCGGCGGCGGAACGTTCAATTGCTTTTTGCCCCTCTTGCATCCTGAACTGATAACCTGGGTCTTTTTGAAAGTCGGCCATTGAAAAGTCACGGGTTAGATCCCCCTGACCATCGCCCCGCACCAGACCCGATTCATATGCGCGCTGCCGGTCCTGAAGGCCCGACAATTCCTTTTGTTGCGCGGCCGTGAGCCCGCGGGCTGCGGAAGCAGCGCCTTGGCGGCCTACTATGGCCGCGACCGCAGAGCCAATACCACCCGGCCCATGAGCTTCGCCCCAAAGCTGGGCTGCAGATTTCCCGCCCCCAGCGTCAACGGGCAGGCCTGTTTGCTTTGATGTACTCGCGCTGTTTTGAAGCGACAACAATTCTGACAGTCTTGTCGACTCGGCTTGTGATAGCCCTGGGGCCGACGACGTTTGATGACCCATTCCATAAAGCAGATCGCGCAGGGCATAGCCGCCGGCATCGCGCCAGGGCTGCTGATCGGCTCGGGTAGTGTCGTAAATGTATCTTTGCGTGGCGTTGGCAGCAGCCGTGGCGTCTCGCTGTTCGCGCAAGGCCCTATCAGTCGAGCTCGTCGCGCCGATATTTATGCCAGTGACATCCTCAACCACGCCGCCGATCGAATCAAATAACCCCATTTACCCCCCTCATGTGCATTCCCGCCCGCTTGCGCGAATGACGATTGCGCTGCCAGCAGAGGCCACGCAGCTTATAGAATCACCCTCGTTTAAAATTTGATTTTGAATCTCAGTAAAATCGTATGTGTCGCCGGCACTAATTGAGGTTGTTTTCATAATCAAATTACTGCTGCCAACCGACCCGCCACTTGACACGATGTTAATTGAAATTGTGCGCGCAGATGCGTCGACGTTTGTCGCCGTAAATTTGTCAATAATGGTTCTGGTGCCCGTCGGCGCAGTGTACTCGGTCGTGTCCGAATTCGACGCATACTTGGCTTCAATTAGATTCATCGCCGTAACAGCCATTAAAGCACCGGTCCTTGCAAGAGCCCGTCAACTAGTTCCTCAAGGTCAGAGATTCGGCTAGTGTGCGATTCCGAAGTGGTTGAAAGGGCATTGATGCTTGCCTCGTGCGAATCCGTGAGTGATTGAAGCTCATCAACGTCCGATGATAAGTCCGTGATAGTCGCGCCTTCGGATCCGCCCAGGCGCTCGAACAATTCCCGAAACCATTTTTCCCAAACCGTATTAAGCAGGCCCGTTCGGCTCGCCAGGGGGCTTTTATAGGGAACCGGAGGAAGCGTTGCCATTATGCGGCCCCCGGTTGAAGGTCGATCTCAGCGCCCACAATGGCCACTTTCACAGGGTCCGTGATTGTGACTTCAAACACTCGGTCCCGGGCCATGCCGAGCCTACGCCAAATGGCTCTGGTTTTTGTTTGCCCAATGGCTCCAAAGCTAACCCATTTTTCATTGGACCACGTGCGCCCGCCATCGTCTGACCAGCGAAGCATGGCTTGCGGGTCATCGCCCTGGCCTGAGCCGTCGATGCCAACGCCGGCCTCAATGTCGAGCTGCAGACTGTTATAGGTGACTCCCTTAAGGCCAGATGAGACGTGCGGCGTGATTCGCTGCCTTGTGATTTCATCCCCGTTGTCTGAGTACGTCGATGGTGAAAGCTCATAGAGTCGGCCTGTCACGTAGTCGCCCACAACGTGCGTGCCGTGGGCAAATGCGTGATTGTCAGCTCTGTGGCGCTCAAATTGGCCATCATTGGTGTAAACTCGCTCATGCCACATTCCAGTTGAGGCGTCATAGACCCAAGTGGTGCTGGCCGAGCTAAAATTCAATACGTAAAAGTGATGACCGTCTTGCTGATAGCAATAGGCGACGGCGTCGGAAATATCGTCATAGCTTTGAATGGCCTGCTCAACCGGGTGAGTAGAAATTCGCTGGGGCTGATATCCTTGCGCCATGTAAACGACGCCCTGACCCTTGTCGTCCCGACCAAGCCAAAAAACGGTGTTGTTCATCTTGGCGACCGAAAAGGTTGCAGCACACCCATGTTCAATGAAAGCGCCCTGTACGCGCTGAAACGGAAAGTCCGCGTCGCCGGAGTTGAAAAATACTTCCGTCGTTTGCGCATTGAAAAGCCATAGGTCGCGGTGGTCACTCAAAATGGCAATGATCGGGTCCGGCTGGCCCTCTGATGTTGCAATGTCGAGGGCGTCAAAGTCCGTGCTGTTTAGGCCTGAAATGAAAAACTGCCCTGTGCCGGAGCGATTGAAAATGAAATAGCCGTCTTGAAACACGACCTGATCGGCCGGCAAAAAGTCTCCGTCCGAAATCTCGGCAAACGCGTCGGACGATAGGGTCACAACATAGCCCTTGATGCCGTCGACAATCACAAGGCTGGTGCCGTTGTCAGCCATCGAGACCGGTCCGGCCCCAGTGTCGAGCGTACCAATTTCCGTTCCATTCCAGCCCGAATCGAGCTTATAAACGGTGTCGCCGCTCACCACGTAGTAGGCACCCGTTGACGTCCACCACTGGCCCCGAATAGACCCGTCACCAATGGTCGAAAGGAGTAATAGCCCGGGAGTTGCAATCAAGGCCGTTACCTCGCCCTCTTTACCACGGCCGGATTCAATCGTCTCTGGATAAAGATTAATGCACCTTTCGCACTCGATATTGAGTGAACGATGCTTATAGCTTGGTCCAACGAACCCCTGAAACCTCAAGCCTCATTCTCCCGTATAAATATTGTATCTAGCCCCACCGGCAAGCGCCGGATCAAAGCTCATTAGCGTCGGGCCAGAGTTTCGCCGCTGGATTTTTTCCATTCCATCGGCTGCAATCATCAAAATTTCATTCGTCGCCGTTTTGCCGTACTCAGGGCACAGACGAAGCGCCAAATTATATTTGAGCGCCTCTGCGTAGCCCGGCGGCAGATCAACGTCGTCGCTAACGCTTGAAAATGCAGTTAAGGGCTTTAGCGAATGAAGCACCGCTTTGTTTGTGCTGCTGGGCGTGGGCCAAAAATAAAGCGTTAGCGTCGGGTGCGTATCCTCAACAAATAGAAGTTGCGGCACGTCGGCCGTTTGGCTTTTAGGCGAGACTTGCGCCCATTCCTGAACCGAGAGCATTTGAAGGGGCGTCTCCAGGTAATTACCCGATGACTGCTCCTCAATCATAGCCTCTTCAATAAAGGCCGGCTTTGACGTGTTGAAATTGGCGCCCGTGCCCATGGTGCGCGACTGCTGGCCCGAGACTAGTGAAAACTCCTCGCGCACTTTTTTAAAAATGAAAAGCTTGTCCGAAGACCAGCTGTCCAGCATGTCGTTTAGGCTCAAAAGCGCATCGGCCTGCTCATCGGCTGAAGGCGTTTCACCCGCGGCCAGCGCGCCGATAAGTCGCATTGAGCCCTTGATAAGATCACGCGCGGTTGACATGTCTCACCCCTCACAAAAAGCCCCGAGAGAATGGCTCTCCCGGGGCACGCACATTAGTTGGAGGCGCAAAGACCTTTTTCTTCCAGAATGGCCTCGATTTCGAGCATCCGCGTCTGGAGATTCTTAATCACGTACAAAAGCGTGATCGCTTCGGCCTGCGTCGCCAGGCCGTAGGGTGACGTTGTCGTCAACGCCGACAATGCGTAGTCGGGCGTGCCAGCTGCGTCCGCAATGGTGATTGTGGTCAGCTGAGCGGTCAACGCCGCGCACTGATCGGTGGGCGTGGACCCGTGAAAGGCGACCAAGTCGGAAGAGGATTGGCCAATCTTGTGGCCCCCACCCGTTTTAGGATCATTTGTAGTCAAAGCGTCGGTTGCGGTATTCATTTTCTCTCCTTAGAAAATTGTTTTTCAGTTTCAGGCAGCCCAGGGAAATCCCCAGGCCGCAAATTGCCGTTTGATTATTAAGCGGGCTGACCCACAACGCGGCAGGCGAGCTCCGGGTAGATGCATTTCCAACCACCCAAGAAATCCACCCGCGTGATATTTCGATAGTTCGTGATGTCGAATTGCGACGTCATGACCAGCGAAAGTCCAGCGTCCTCATCAACCGCGCGCGACGCCTGAGCGCCATCAGACGGCAGTTCCAAATCGGCAACGCCGATTGCAAAAGCGTCCTTATGGAATACCAGGTTTTGCGGGGCGACCACACTGGCATAGCTGGTCGCATGGCCAAACAACGTCACTGCATCCTCATCCGTGGGGAAGCGGTTAACGTTCTGGTATTGACCAGAGGCATAGATTGCCGGGCTGATCGGTAACGACGCAATCGAGCCGCTTGAGGAGTCGGTGTCAGCGGTCACGACGAAATCCATCAGCTGACCCGTGCTTTGGCGGGTCTGCGGATTGACTGCGTAAACGCTTGCAATCTGGATGACGTCGCCCTCTTTGTAGCATCCGGTGATTGAACCCGTGATGCCATCAAGCGCCAGAGTGGCCGTGCCGTTGGCCGCAACCGTAGTGGCGATTTTCGCAGTACCCGCAACGGCGCCAGCTGTGTGCTTGGCAACGCTCGCGCTGGAGGAAAACTTGCATCCGGCCGCAATACCCATGAGGCCCGACTCATACTGATCGGCGATTTTCTCGCTGGATTGGAACAGGCTCTTAAGCCCTTCAACCAGAGACGCCTGCACAAGCGGATCAACAACGGCGTTGTACTGACCCTTGGGCGCGCCCAAGAGCTCGCACTTGGCCTTGGCCTGAGTGAAGCCCTTAAGGGTAGACGGCAGTGCACTTGCCGACGGCACGCCAACTGAACTGTACACACCTTTGTACATATCAGCGTAAAATTGATAATCGATCTTGCTGGCCAAGGCGATCATGGCCGGATCGATATAACGCTCACGGAAGCGGTCAACGGACAAGGTCCGGTCCACTTGTGAAAACGCCATGCCGACATGATAGTGCTTGTCCAGGGTCAGCGCGACTGACTGGTCCTGGCTGTCTTGAATGGTCAGCGCCGCGCCGGAAGTCACTTCATAGCGCGAGGGCTTGCGGAAGTTGAACACGTTTCCGATCTTGGCGCCGCTCTTTGCGTATTCCTTAGAATACGAGCGGTTTACAGACCTGGTAAAAACCAGGTTGTTTTTCAGCGACATCAAGCATTCCTTTGCAATGACGTCGTTGGTTAAAAGACTGTTGCTCATTTTGAAAACTCCTGGCCGGTTGTTATCCGGCAACGGTTAAAAACTAGTTGTTCATCAGCCCCATGCCGATGAACGCTTCATTTGCTCGCGCCGCAATCGCTCGTACTCGGCTTGAGAGATGTCCGGGTCGTAAATGGACTTGCGCCCACCAGCGCCCGTGCCTTTCCCAACCGTCTTGATCGGCGGCGGAGCACTTGTGGTCTTCTTGACCTCCGTGGTTTCCTTTGATTTTTCGGCATCGATTTTGGCCTCAAAACGACCGATTGCACGGGCGGCATCGACGGCGGACATTTTGCAAATCTTTGCGTATTCCGCTTTATCTTTTGCCAGCGCGTACATTAGCTCGGGTCCGTTTTCAGAGCGCAAAATCACGTCCCGCACAGTGATCGACATGTCAACGTCACTCACTTCTTCGAGCACGTCCTCAAAGTCGTCATGTGATTCGGCGAAAGTGTTGACCCGCTTTTGGTGCGCCTCAACCACGCTTTGAAACTCAGTCTTTATCTGCGTTTCCTTTTGCTTGGCCTCTTGCGCTTTAAAGCGTTGTTCGACTTTCCAATCCGCGAGGGCTTCAACGTAGTCCTCGTGTTTTTCAAAGTCGTCGGCCTTTGGGCGGCCCTCGGGCATAGGCATTTCACTAGCTTGTTTTTTAGGCTCGGGCTGGCCCTTCATGGCCTGTTCGCGCCAATACTCAATTTCTCGCTCTCGTTCTGAAAGCTTTCGAGTGAGTTTATCAACACGCTTTTGAAATCCGCTCTTGCGCTTGGGTTTTGCCTCATCGCCTTCGCTTGATTCCGCATCATGCTCGTCCTTGGCATTTAGCTCGGGGACTGCCTCTTCCGACGCATCCGACGCGTCTTGCGTTTCAGCCTCGCCCTCCGTGGGGGCCGCGGATTTTTCCTCAACCGTTTCCTGTAATGCTGCCTCACCCTCTTTGGGCGGGGCCTGGACTACAGTATTCGGTGTGGACGTGACTACAATTGACATGGTTATTGCTCCATGAGTTGGCCTGATGAATTCCCATCAGTAGGTTGGTTAAAGTCCGCCGGCGCGCCCTGATCAGGGGCTGCAAGCGGTTCGTTTCCAAAATCAGAAAGGCCGGCCGATGCCTCGGCCATGTGAAGCCGATCAAGCTGCGCCTCAATCTGCGCAACCTGGTGCTGAAGCAGCGCTAAAGACTCCTGAGACCCAAGTTTCGCCATTTCAAGCTCTGCGTTGGTCGCAAGCTTCGCCATTTCAATGCGTTCTCGGGATTCGAGCTCCAAAGTCTTTTGGTCAATCTGCTCGGTCTTGTGCTTAAGCTGCTCGGTGAGCTGCTCAATCATTTGATTCATTTGCGCCATTTGGTTTTGCACCTCAGGCGGCAGGGGCTGTTGATCCTTTTCGTCGGGCTCGGCAATGCCGGGGGGAAGTGTTTTCTTAAGCCGCTCGGCAATCTCTTTGGCGCCCGGCCAGTCCATGTTTTTGACCATTAGATCGCCCGCAACGCCGGCCACTTGCGGGTATGCCTTGGTCAGCTGAAGCATGGATTCCACGGCCTCTTGGCGTTTTGTGGCAAATGACGGGCCGGTTTCAACCGTGACGTCATATTTGCCGGCGCCAAGGTTGTATGATTTAGGCTTCCCGTTTTCTTGAAAAATCTGATTGATCTGCACTATCTGCTGCTCGCCATCCTCGCCGATCACGCGCACGGCTCTAGCCGTGTCGTAAACATGCGGAATCAGTTCAACGAGAATTCGACCCGTATGGCGAATGGCCCGGGACAAGTTGTCGACGAAATGAAAGTTGGACGTTTGCGCTTGAATGTTTCGGCGCTGAATCGCAATGCCGGAATTTTCATTCGAGCGATTGCCAAGGGCTGCGTCGTAAATGCCCGTGGTCGCCTTTAAGTCCTCACTCGACAAAGCCCTAGCGTTCGTGATGGCGCCCGTGTCGACTGTCGCGTGGTTTCGCTGCGGCGGGGGCACGGCCACGCCGCCAATGGTTTTTGGCACGTACTGCAAAAAGGCAAAAGATCGCTGGTTCGCGGTCGCCCATTCTTTTTCATAGCCCTTGAATTGGCCTTCGGCGCCAATAAAGGGGGCTTTCGGCGCCAGCGCAATCGCCTCAGTCTCGGCCGAAGCCCAATAGTTATACATGCGCTGCGGATCTTTGGCGTGTCGAATGACGCCCTCAAAAATACGCTTTCCCTCTAGTTCAATCTCATCGCCATGGACCGGAATGATCGGGATCCATTGGCCCGGCCAATCGGTTTTTTCCAACACGCGAACGGCGTTGATTTTGCACCACTTGATTTTGGGAATAAGTGACTGCCTCTCGGCCACGACCGCAACGCCGTCTGGCAGCATGACACCTTCAAGGTCACTCTTAAGAACCACTGTTTTATCGGAGAGCAAACAAAGCGTGGTATTCTCGTACTCTTTATAAAAGTACTCAGCGACTCTGATCGTTTTGCCATTGGCCCAATCGGCCGCTTCATCGCCGCTCGCACGCCACGCCTCTAGGCTTTCTAAATCCTCTTCCCCGTACTCCGCCTTGTAGTCGTCCTCTGGCACGTCCTCGAATATGAAACCCCAGTTCATGTCAGAGCCGTCGGGCTCCTGATACGAGGGGTCCACATAGACGGACATCGAGTTTCGAATGCTCTTTATGAAAATGTCTTGTTCGAAACTTGTCGGATCACAGTAATCTGTGATCACGCGGAAATATCCGCGGCCCTTGGTGACTGCGCCCTCAAACGCCCGGTCATAGGCAACATCGGCGTTTGAATTGTACTCAATGTGTCTGATCAACCCTTGCAGGATTTTGGCCGTGTCGACGTCCGCACCGTCGTCAACGGGTGATACTTTGATTGACGGGCGGTTTTGCCGCTGGTCATTTGTGATTTGATGAATGAACTGCGGAAGGCGGTTGATCGTGAGACACGGGCGCTTATCGATATTTCGGGCGCCTTGCACGTCGGCGGGCCATTGCTCGCCGGCTCGAAATCTTAAATCCTCAATCTCAAGCTTGCGAATTTCGCTTTCGGCCTCTTCGGCCAATGAAAACCGCTTTCGCGCAGTCTCAAGCAGTGACTTGTCGTCGGATTGATCGGATTTTGTGGCCACATTCCGAAATTAAGGCCACATGTAGTTTAAGAAAGTTTTACTTCTTGTTTAACAACGCCAATGCTTTTCGCATGAGGGTGCTGACCAAATAAGCCAGTGGTTCATCGTTGCTGGGATCTAACTTTACGCCTCTGGTGTCGAGGCACCGAACGGCGGCGTGCACGCATTCGTGAGCCAAAACCTCATAGAACAATGCGCCCGCCTTGTTGCGGGTCCAAATGAGAATGGTGGATGCGCCGTCCTCGGTCTCAAGCCAATAGGTCGCGCCGTCAGTTGTGTGCGTGCCCTCGATATCATGATTGAAATTTCGTTTCATGAACCTGGCAAAGGCCGCGTCTGACCAGCCAATGAGAAAATAAAAGCCCTGCTTCCAGCACTCGTCTACGTATAGGTGGACTTTCTGTTTTCTCATCCCATCCAGCTCGTGCCCATACCATTGGAGTATTGCACGGGTTGATCTGGTTTTTCGATAGGCTTTGTTTTAGCGCGGTCTCGGCCGGACATCACTAGGTACCTGGTGCAGTCCATTAAGTGGTCGTTTTCTTTAACTACGCGCCCCTTGTCATCGCGTCGGTACAACCGAAACTCTGCAATCCAATTCTGTAAACTTTTAAACACCTTAAGTCGCCCAGTTGACATGCGCGACCACACTTCATAAATGCCCGACTCTACGCCATTGATCGCGACTTCCAAATCAAGACCTAAGTCCTTGTACATTTCCAAAAGCTGCCCGCCGTCTTTTTGTGATCGCCCGCGGGCGGCCGGATCAATTACACCTGGCATCCAGTCACCGCGGGAGCGAATCGCCTGCGCATGAATCGCTGGCTCGGCTTGGCTTCGATAGTGCTCGCTATAGAGATAAAGAACGTCCGACTCAGGATCCCACGCGCCCCAAATGGCGGCCGTTCTGTTCCAGCCAACGTCTAGCGCATAGACGCGCGGCCAGTGCGGAGGTATTGTCTCTAGATCAGCAATAACAATGTCAGATTCGGCCACGGGGTAAATCGCGCCCGACCCCAGCTGCGGGATGCCCTTGGTTCTTGCGTCCCGCTCGTGCGGCGGATACGAGGCAATGAGCTTGGTCTTTGACTCCTCTGATAAGTGCGGCACATGGTCAAAGCCCATTGTGAGCGTAAACCTGTTTGGGTTTTGCTCGTTTAAGTACATGAGCACAACGGCCGACATGCCCTTTAGGGGCGTAAACGTGCAAAGCATAGTGCCGTCTTGCTCGCCTGGCTTTGTCGCCATAACACGGGTCAAGCACTCGGTGTAAACGCCCATGTCAGGCTCTTCATCAAGCTGCACGCCGTGCTTTTTGGTTCCTTGGAATTTGGCGCGCCCCTGGTCATAGCTTTTAAATGAAAGGGTCGAAATGCCGCCTGATTTGTGTCTGACTCGCACGGTATCGATGGCCTCGGCAATCCCGCGGCGCCTGGAGGGGTCGCCAATGATTAGGCTCCCTGGAATCATGCCGGTGCCCAATCGATCAATTGGGCCCATGAGCTCCAGCTGCAAAATGTCTCTAGTGGTTTCGCCTGTGTCCGATGCCGACCACCAATTTACCGGCTCATCAAAGCGCCGGCCGTTCCACCACTCTGGATATAGCCCCGTTAAGTGAAGCGTCGTCTCATAGCATGACATCGTTGTTTTGCCAGTTCGGTTGGCCGCAATGGCCGCGCGTTCCAGATAAGTGCGGCCCGCTTCGAAAAACTCCATATGTTTTCCGTATTCGGCGCGCGAGAGCTGGCCCAGTTCAGGATAAAGCGAATAAAACTTCTGCCCTTGGCGCCGGCTCAGTTCTTCTAAAAGCCCGCAAAGCTCCGCCTCATCTTGCTCACTCATTTGGTTTGCACCATTTGGTTTCAAGTCCGCGGCGTACGTGTTTAAATTCGTACCGATTCAAGTGGGAATTGAAAATACGGGCCGTTGCGACCTTGCCGCAAAATGGACATATGACCGGCTTTTTAATCGCCAGTTCAAGGGCCAAGTAGTGGTCGGCCAACACCTCGTCATGATAGACTCTCGTGTCTTTACGTCTCACTTGCCTTTGCCTCGGCGACCATTTCTTTAAGTCGACCGCTGATTTCAAGCGCCTCCATGCCAAGCCGATAGATTCGATGAGGCTCATTCTTATCCACGTAAGCGGTCGCCATGTATCGGCTCTGGCACGATGGACAAGTGATTTTAGCCAAACGGTGCTCAAACCTTGTGGGCTTGCCGATTTTAAATTCGAGGCTGCCCCCACACGCGCACACGGTTTTAAGGCTGGTCGATTTCATTTTTCTTTTCCTCTAATTGCGGCGGCTCGGGTGTGACGTCCTTAAGCTCGCCTTTTAATTTTTCCTGAAGCTCGGCAATGCGCGCCTTTATTTTCTCCGGCGACAAATCGGAAAGCGTGTTCAGGTTCATGTTGTTGATGACGCTCTTGTCGACTTCCTCCTCTTGGCGGTCCCGCCAGCCGCAGAGGTTCTTAAGGCAGAAAATCAAAATGGCGTCTGAGGTTTTTGAACGCTCAATCGCTCGCCTTATCATTTCAAAGCGCGTATGCACCATGCCGGCGTCGCGAAATTCCGCATACGTTTGCCCGTAGTTGTCGCGGATGAATCGATCAATTGTGCTAGGCGAGCACTGGAAAAATGAGGCCGTGTCCTCTTTTGTTGGCTTAAGGCGCATTAGCGCTTCAAGGCGATGTGGGTCGATGACGGTGGGCGGCCTAGCCATTGGCGGCCCTCACTATTCGCTTCATCTTTCTTAAGGCATTGCCCTCAAATATCCACTCTTGAAACATGGCTCTAGCCGCAATTAGCATTTTTAGCTCTTTGGCGGTTTTAAGGCGCTTAGTCTTTATTTCTTGATCGAGCCAGACCCAAGGAATGATTTTCCATCGGGTTGGCAAGGACGTTTTTGCTCCGCCATCGGGGCCAGCGTCGGTTTGCAAATAAAATTCAGGCTCATGCCCAAAGGCCTGCCTAAACTGGGAGAGCGTTATCCCCTGAAGCGTTCGGCTTGAAAGGCCGAGCGTTTGAAGGCGTTCTTTAATACAGCAGACATTATTGCCGCGTCCGACCTGCTTTAATATCCATTTACGTGGCCTAAGCCCTGCATGTGTGAGCAAAAACTTTAATTGTTTTGCCGACCATGCCGAGTGGTCCCTTGTTTCTTTTCTTAAATGTTTAAGCTGGGGCATCCTATAGCCGATTGTGAAAAGAGACTTTAGCTCTGATTTGGTGAGGCCAAAGTGTTTTCGGGTCTCTTCCCATGAGTGGGTCATGAAATACTTCATAACCTGAGGGCGCAAATGACAGTGCTTTGAATTCCATTTTCCAAAGCGGTGTTTAAGAGTCTTTTGAGTCGACTTAAGCCCCAATTGCCTGGCCTTCCAGCGAACGGCTTGGACTGGTCGACCAAGAGCCTTAGCAATTTCCGTATAGAAAAATTTGTTTTGACTCGCCATACGCTTAAGCTTGGCAATATCGCCCTCTGTCCAAATCATTTGTCACTCAAATATCTCGCCGCCTGAATGGCGGTCTTAATCGTTAAATTTAAGTTTTGAACACAGTTGCAGGCGGCGTTTACCGAATCGGGGGTAATTTCCTTTTTTGTGACCTCTTTCATCATGTGCTGAAGTGTTCGAACTGTGTCCACGACTCCGAATCGGTCGCTGATTTCTCGCAGTGCAACTTGTTTTCCTTTATCAATAACTTCCACATTCTTGTCAGCCATCGCGTCTCCTCGTGGTTAAAGCCTAAAGCAAACAAATACCCATATATTTTTTCTTGAGCTTCGACTCCAGGTTCCTCAAGCTCAGGTCCGCATTCCAAATCTCGTCCATCACATCCTGCAATAAGATCCGCAAATGTTCCGGGTCCATCTTCTCTAATTTGTTGGTCCAGTCGGACCTGTGCCCTAACGAGAGTGTTGCGAGCAGCCCCTTTGCGATTGATATGCTTGAATTCAACTGCGCCAGATTTTCCTTCACGCTTAAGCCATTCTTGGATGAGCTTTTCTTGCTCACAGTCTTCTTCGTCTTGGGCGCTAATCCAGTTTGACCCGCCTGGGTCTTTGGGGTTTCTGACATACGGCTTCTCCATTACCCGAGTAATTTAATAAATTCTTGCACTTCGGCCAGAGTCGGACGCTCATCTGTTTCAGCCACAATTAACTCCGCTCTGGTGGTCACGTTTTTTTTGGCAAAGATTTTTGTCAGGTGAAACTTCACGGTCTTTTCGGTGACGCCAAGGCATCGGCTAATTTCTCTATTTGAAAAACCTTTAAGGAGCAGATTGCATACGGCTTGCTCGCCGGGGCTCAGGCTCATTTCGCAAACACCTCGCCACAGGCGGGACATTCAATTTCGCTATTTTTCTTGGGCTCATCGACTTCCGGGATTTCGCTTGGATCAAGCTTGAAATCCTTAATCCCCAGCATGTCGATGTCAAAATCTGGCCCCAGATCCGGCAGCTTGGCGTTGATGAATGAGAAATTGAGTTCAGACCATGCGCCAACCGCATTGTCGGCACAGAGGTCGCTATATTCATGCTCCTCGGTCTCGTAGTCCTGATAGTCGACAGGGTACTCAGTCATTCCAGCCTTTTCAGCCGCAAGCACCCGCCCATGTCCGGCGGTGAGCCGGTCAGATCGCTTGCTTATGACTGCGGGCTTTCGCACCCCCTGGTACTCAAATATGCGCGCTAGGCGCTCAATCTGGGCGTCGGAATGCGTGTTTGGGTTGTCCGGGTGGAATTTGGATTTGAGCTCTGAAATCGGTAAAAGCCTATGGTGCGCACAGTGAATTTGAATTTCCATATGGGCCAACTTTAGCCGCACCGCTAGTTTACAAAAGCTAAACTTGAAGATTTTTGTTTTCAGTCTGCGAAACTCGTGTCTACACTTAAACACATGGATAAAAACTTGAATGCAGCCATCGGCGATTTAGTCGACAACCTCAACTTGTCGGACTACGCGCCGCCGCCGAAGGACCGCTTTGCGGTGACCACGTGGCTACCGCTAGAATATGAGCAAAAACATGAAGCTATCAAACGCCGTTCATCCAGACGTGACCTGGCAAACCTCATGCGTCAGGTGTTCATGATGGTTTTGGACAAAGCCTATGACCGCGTCGAGCAGGACCAGAACAAAGCGTCCTAAAATATTTCACACATTTTAAGATTTTTGATTCACAATCCAGTCAGTGGGATCAAGGACGAAACCAAAGCGAGCGGAGACGCTGGGCCCTGGCGAATTCTATAATGAACCGCGCATACCGGCGCTATCAATGCATGGATTGCGGCGCGTGGTCGCGAACGGACATACAGGATAGAATGCCGAGGCCGCTTTAGGCCCCCTGAGCGCCGCGCCCTCGCCCGATCACCTGCAAATGACCCCCACGGCCCAGGCCCCTCCCCTTGCGGCGGCTAGCGTTTGGTTGGGCCCTATGCCCCAATAGTCGCGCTGTGGCTTTTATCCTGGACCGTGAGGGCTTTTTTAAACCTCTAAAATCAGCAGTCGGAATCTCAGGCCAAAATTCAGTATGCGGTAGGTCAAAAAAAGCCCAGTACTTGCCGCCAAACGTCACGGCCTGCCACGGCACGCGCACGGATCTGGCAAGGCCTGCCTTGATTAAAATGGCGCGGATCTGTTGGCGCGAGGTTGAATCATGCGATGAGCCTTCAACCATGCGAATGAGGCTGTGGTTAAGGTAAAATAGGATTTTAATGCGCTCACCGCCAGCTGAGTGCAGTTCAATCTTTCGGGTCATTTGAAAAAGCCGTTCTCCAAATTTTCCTTGGTCACTTGAAATCCAGGGTCAGAATTGTCCTTTGCTTTGGCGATCGCTTCACACACATCGCACGGCCCTTTTCCGCGCTCTTCAAATTCGCAAACGTGGATTTGCTTGATGTCCGCAAGCGCCTTAGCGAGGCGGTCGCGTTCGGCATCCATTTCGCAGCAGAACTCCTCGACGTTGAACGGCAAGTCGATTGTGCCCATGTCGACTGGACCAGCCTCGGGTATTTCGGCCGTCCAATGATTCATTAACTTAGTCAGCGTCCAGCTAAACTGCGCATCCCTCGGCTTCGCTGGCTGGTCGGTGGGGGTGTGGGTCATGTTAGTTCTCCGTTTCCGGTCCCCTTTGCCGATGGCGGCGCGGTAGGCGGTGAGTATCTCGTCAATGTGCTCAACCTCTTTGCTAGCCACACGTGAATAGGTTTGCATTGCGTGAGTCGAGACCCAGCCGCGTGCAGATTCCAACGCCGCCGCCATCTCAGTCACGACCTTTGATTTCAAGGCGGCGTCCCAGCCGTCAGCAAAGTCCGACATGGCTATTTTATCCTCAACCGGAGTTCCATCTAAATTTGAGCGCGTATTCCTTGAATGTCGTAATGCCGCCTCATCCCGTTCGGCGTGGTCGGTGGGGGTGTTAGTCGTCATTGTACTTTCCCTTCATCTCATCAATTTCGCGCACCACTTCATTGGACTCACGAAACTCCCCCCCCCCCCCCTCGCCAGCTAGGGCGGCCAACATCTCATCAGCCATTTGATGATAGTTCGCGGTTTTCATATAGCTTGAGTACTGCTTAATGATACCAACAAGCCTTTCGTTTTCTTCTCGGAAGCGGTCGTAATCATTCAAGGCATTGAGGCAAGCTTGCTGAATGCCCTTGAGATGATCCAACTCCTTATTCAGCCGCTCAACCTCCCGCTCCGCATTCTGAATGCGCTCCCAGTCGGTCTCGTGGTCTTTTAAGTGCCCTTTAAGCCGCTCAATCTCCTCCGCGAGCTGGGCCTTTTCTTCTTTGAGGGCTTTGGTATTCTGATGAATCAGGTGCGCCGGGAACGAGTAGCTCTCACAAACTAAGCCATCAATTCTCGGAACCATGATGCTGGTGATAGGTCGTTTATATCCATTCGGCCCGTGCGCCTCAATTTTAATATGGTCAAATGCGGTGAAGGTTCCGCTTCCGCGCTCGGACTGAACGTGTAACCACCAGTTATCGTAACGCGGCCACTCGTCGACTTTCGCAACTTGTTGCTCATCAAACCCCGGCGCCTGGGGAGGGGTGGTCTGCTGGCTCAATCAATCACCCGCTTAGACTCCTCGGCCTCATAGTCCCACTGCTGAACAATCCCAATGCGATAATCGCCTGGCGGAATTGTCCTCGTGTCGTGCTCCTCATGCTTGAGCGCCGTGGGCGTGATTACGCGAAGGCGAATTGCGTTTGCGTTGTCTTGATAGACCTCAAACTCACCCTCACTTAGGCGATGGGCGTGCCCGGTTAACTCGCCCTCTTGGACGACATCGGTGTTCAAGCGGGTGAGCCCTTCTGGCAAAGCCTCGGGGAATAACTGCACGTCGCCTTGCTGAAAGACAATTTCCTTAACTGATCCATTGCGGTTGTTCATATACATACCCTTTCTTTTTCCAGGTTAAATCTTGCATTCCAAAGCGTCTAAATCCCAATGCCTGATCTACAGTTTTACAGTCCGGGTGAACTGGTTCAATATGCACGTCACCCAAAGATGGATTGTTCATTTTAAGATAGACCCGCTCTGATCCAGTCCAGTCAACCGATAACAGCTCATAGCGCCCGCCTACTTTCTTGTCGGCAGAATCAATCACCTTCCCGCCAACTGATTTGATCAAATTCGCGGCGCCGTATTTCTTGATAGCTTCGCGTTTGGCGTCGGCAGATTCAATTTCTAGAATACGCTTTGGGTCCATCTTGTCGGCCGGCGTCTCAACTACCCACATCGGCACGCGAATGCCATTAAGCGCGTAAAGGCCAGACCCATCACGCCAGCGGCAGAACGGGCCAGTCTCGCAGTGTGGACGGTTTTGAGCGTCGACGAGGAGGATTTCCGGCCGATCCGAGACAATGCAGAATTCAGAGTGCATGATGCGCGGCCCGCCGTGGATCGTTGCCTTTTCATAGTGATCGAATTTGGAATAATCCAAATTCAGCTGTGCGACGTGGCGAAAGAAGCTTAAGAACGCGACCCAGCCGGACCATTGGTTTCCACCTTGCCACATGTTGTATGCGTGGGCTGCACACTGAAGGCCGAATTCGCCCAAGTGCAGAGCGGTTGAGAGTTTACGCATGGTCGAAAAATTAAAGTTGAACCACCTTGATTGATCGACTTGCGCATCCCTGGTCGCAGCCCAGGTCGCAGCCCACGCATACAA